TAGAATAATCCGCATTTAATCTAGCATAATCATTTACATCTCCACCAGTTTCTTTCATAAACTTTAAAAGTTTATCTACTCCTTCTGGTAACTCAGGTGCGGCAGACTGAGAATCAATAGTTTTTATTTTTGCTTCTAAAGGTTCTTCTGTTTTAACTTCTTCAACTTTATCTATTTGTTGTAATGGAGAATCTTCTACTTCTTGTTCTTCAATTTTTTCGGTAATAATTGGCTCTTCGGTGTTTCCTTTTCCCACTTCTTCGCCATTTCCGGATGATTCATGTACATCCAATTTCGCTGTGCTTGACTCTTGAACGGCATCTTTTTGTTTTTTTAATTCTTCGTTAGGAATAATAACTTTTTGTACTGAAGGCATTACAACACCTTGTTCGTTTCCTGGCTTTGTTAAATCTAATTTAGTTATGTTACCTTCTTGGTTAACTAACTTTTTTGGAGTTCGCTTTTTAATTTTAAACTCTCCTTCTTGTTTTACTTCTGTTGACATGATATAATAAAATTAATTAATAAAAATTACGACGGCCCAAATTGTTCTAAACCAAATCCATCTAAATTATCATTTCCTGATGATTCAAAATTTTTGGGTAATAAATCGTTTTGTCTTTGATCTATAAGTTCTGATTGTTGAGTGCCTTGTATTTTAACTCTTTGATCTTTTCGATCTTCTATTTCTTGTTCTTTTTGAGTAGTAGCTTTAGCTTGTATTTGAGCTAGTTGCATTTGATAACTAAACTCTTCAGCCATTAATTGCTTTTTAATTAACGCCTCTTGTTCCATTCTTTGTATTTCGTAATCTGATTTAGCTTTTTCTAATTGCATTTTAGTTTCAGCTAAGGCTTGGCCTTTTTGAACTTCAGCAAGTGCAGCGGCTTCAGAAGCTTTTGCGTTTGCTTCTCCCTGAGCAGCTATATTAGCTTTTTGTATTTCTTGATCTCTTTTTTGTTTTTGAGTTCTTTTTACTTTTAAAAGTTGATTAGCTAATTTAAGATTATTAACTTGTCTTATATCAATAGCGTCTTCTAAATCAATATTACCTTGCTGTAATGAAACTTGAATATTTTGTTCTAATTGTGCTTTTTCTTCTTCATCTGGTTCAAGTTCTAAAAATATTCCAAAATCATGCAAGCATATATTTTCTACTTCTTCTAATGTTGCTACATTAAATGTATTTATACTACTTAATAAAGATTCACGTGTTAATGGGAATTGTAATGCATCATTTACTCTTAAGCTTATGTTTTCTGCAGTTTTAATAGTAATATACATTAAAGATTTTAATATATGTCTTGTGGCTGTATTTGAATTAGCAGCTGCCATTTTTTGCAATCCTACTAAAGCATTTTTATCTGGAGAGCTTCCATCCCTAGCTTCATTTAAGCCGGTTGTATCTCTTATCATTTGTAAATAATACTGATAAGTTTGTATTAAAGCTTGTATTTTTGCAAGACCACTAGAAGATTTTAATTCTTGTATTGGAACTTTGCCTCTATTTAATTCACCATCTTGTGTCAAAGATCTTCCAACAATGCTTCCCGTTTGGAAGTACATGTTTAATGCTTCCGCCGGATTGTAATTCGTACCATTACCAAGATCAACCTCAGCTAGACCATCCATATCTAAATACACACCATCAGGAACTACACGAGATAATACTTGTTGTAATTTTAAATGAGTTAATTGAATCATGTCCGCAAAGCTAGTTATTCTATTAACTAAAGAATCTATTTTGCCTTTATACATTCTAGGTGCTGAAATTGCATAACTCATATTAACTTTAGTAGTATCAGAATAAGGCCTAGTCATGTTTTCTGCAAATTTCCATTCTAACACTTTACTCATTCCTAAAACCTTAGCTCCTGTATATAAAACTTCGATGCTACGAGATACTCTTTCAAAGTTATCGTTTTCTGGAGGATCAAATAAATCATCTTTTTCAATAGTTTTTTCAAGACCTTGATCTGTTTTTTTAATTTTAAATACTTGATTTGTATAAGTTTTATATTCAAAAAACAATATTGATACTAAGTTATTATCATCTTGACCTCCATAATTTCTTACATAATTAGTGTTAGCAGGACCTTTATATTTTTGTATTTCTTGTAAGTCTTGGTCTGTTAAATAAGAGAATTGTCTTTTTATTTCAGCTATGCTTAAATTTTTAACTTCTCCTACGTAATATATATCTTCAAAATTAGGATCTTCTGTATAAGAATAAACTATTGCCGCAGGATCTACATAATCAACTGTAACACCTTCCGATAGATTAAAACTTGTTTTTGAAGCCCCAATTCCTAATACTGCTAAATCATATGCAATACGTCTTTGATCTTCTTTATATTTATTAGCAGCAAAAACATTTTCTATTAATTCTTCTTCAGCAATTTCAACAGCTTGTTTGTAATTTAGCTGCATTACTAATTCTAATTCTTCTTTGCTTTTTGGAAGATTTTCTGGATTAGAAGTATTATAAAGATCTGCTCCTGTTGTTTGTTTAATATTTTCAACAAAAGACTGTGAATACATATCTTCCATTATGCTAGCAGCATATCTGGTTCTTTCTTTTAATGCAAATGGATCAGTAGCAAAAGATTTTATTTTATAACCTTTTTCTGTCATGCCGTTCACTACAATATCAACAAACTTAGGAATAACTGGTACTATTTTCCAATCTAAATTTAAATAAGATAAATCACCGTTTATAGACAATTCATTTTTATATTTTGAAACAGGTTGCTCTCCTCTAGCATATAATCTTAGACTATGATAGTTTTGATAATTTTGCAAATATCTATCGCCACCTATATCTTGTTTAAACCATTCGTTTTCAATGGCTTGAGCCACTTGTAATCCATAGTCATAACTATTCTTTACTGAATCTGGTACTACCTGATCTGGGAATGAACTGTTATAATTTGTGTAAACCATTTATTTAAATTATTTTAGATGTAATACCATCATTATTATATTTTTTTATTCCTATATCCATAGGCTTAAAAACTCTTTTAGCAGAAGGTGCGTATTTATTTTTATTACAAGCCATTATTGCTAACCCTGAACTAATAGAAGCATCATATTTTGTTCTATTATTTAAATTAAACTTAGACCAGTCATTAAGCGTTCTTAAAAAATACATATCACCATAGGCATCATTATTAAATCCTACGTAAGCGTCTATATAGCTTTCTATAGCGGCAGCATGCGCTTGTTTCATATCTTCACTTGAATTTGGCACGCCTCCAATTTCTTTTTCTGTAATAGATAATTTATTATAATTTTTATCAGGTCTATTTATTGAGTATCCTCTATAACCTCTTCTTTTTAAATAATATAATAATCTTGGTTTATTATTTTCCGCAAGTATAGGCATTCCATAAAACACTAAAGCCATTAATACATCTTCAAAAAATGTTTCTGCATTATCAGGTCTTGCAACATATTCTAAAAAAAACATATTAGGCGGAATATCTTCCATAGAAAACTTTGTTAATCCGTGCAAAGATCCTTTAGATCCTCTGCCATCTACTGTGCCTGATATATCATAACTGTCACATCCAAATGCTCCGCAATGTTCATTGCCTGGATGCTTAGCCCCATTTTTTAAAATAATTTTGTTTTGCATGTTATTATCCGGTACCCAGGAAATAAAAAATCTTCCTTTATTGTTTGGAACAAACATTACTTTAGTATCTCGTACTCCGCCAAACCATTGAAAATTACCTTGTGTTATTAAACTTGACTTAGTAATTTCTTCATTATAATCTATTTGTTCGTAAATCTTAGTTAGATTAAATAAAGATTGTTTGGTTTCATCCCTAAATGCATGTTGCATAGTTCTGGGAAATTGTCTATAAAATTCATTTAAAGCATCTTGATCTGTTTTTAAACCATCTACTTCATTTTGCCAATAATCTATTACACCTATATCTACTTCACTTTTATCTATACTAGTTACTGGTGTTTTTGGTGTATCGAATATAGGTACTCCATATTTATCAATGAATCCTTCGTAATTCCATTCCATAGGTATGAACAAAGAATATAATCCTGAGCTAGTCTGACCGTTGCGGTTTCTTTTAGTAACACTTGAATTTTCATATAATCTTTTAAAGTTTTCTCCCCCTTTATCTAATGCGTTTGATGTTGATCCCATCATACACTTACCAACTATTCTGCTACCTAGTCTTAATGTAGTTTTAGTTACTCTCCAGTTATTTAATATATTATCAGGTCTTTCCCATTTACCAGATTCATCATGTACTAATAGCTTTAGTTTTTCACCGTCATAACTGTTATCTCCTGTATTCTTCCAGTCAATAGTAGTATCTAATCCTTCAATATCTTTTAACTGCTCGTTTAATTCTATTTTTCTTCTAGTTAATTTCGAGGCAGGGACCCTGTACGCAAGCTCCGTCTTCGGCCTGTCCATCCCGTCTTGTACCGGCTTGAAGAAGAACGGATAGTTCGTGGATATTGGTACAACTTTGTCGGTAAACATTTTTTTTGCATCAGCACCCGTCTTTGATAAAATTCCAAATCTAGCATCGCTTGATATTGTTGCCTGGCTAACAGTCTCTGATGATGCCATGAAGCTAAACCCAGACCGTCTATTCTTGAGGTAGCATATACCGTAACACCTACTGTCGGCCTTACAGGCTTCCCAAAATATGTAGAATAGTCTGTTAGATTCCCTGAACTCTGCGGCCCCAACATCAATCTTGGTCCACTGCAAGTACATGTAATGAGAACCAGTAATGTAAGTAGGGGTGCCATTATTGTAGAACGAAAACCCTTCTTCTCTAGCTTTAAATTCATTCTCTATATAGTTATACCATTGTTCTTTAAAATTGTCAGGATAATTATTCCAATCAAAAACACTTTTAATTTTGCTTAATGCTTTAGGATATTCAAACTTTTCCCAATGCTGCTCAGCTTTTACATTACTTTTTTTATAAGCTTTGTTAATTATTGGTAAACCAATCCGAAAGCCTTGTATATCATATATTGCACCTACAGTGCCATTTTTACTTATAACTACTAAATCATATTCTTTATTATAACCGTACTTAAAACTTTTTAATCTATTTAATCTTTTTAAAGTATTAGGTCTTATGTGATCATCTACTATTGAATATAACGTTTGTTGATACATTATTTAGATCTGCTTTCAGCAAAGCCGCCAAATTTATTAGCTTGCTTTGTATTATCTTCTAACATTTTTTCTTCTTGCTCTATTCTAGTTAGTATTTCAAACGCATCAAATATTGCTAGTTTTTTAGTTGCAGCAGCATTTTTAAGTCTATCTGCAGATATATCATCACCTGAATCTACAATTGCTTCTTTAGCTACTTTAATTAATTCCTCAACTGCTAACTGCCCAGCCTGGATTATATTCAACTTCGTCTCCTTTGTATTCATATTTAATAACAATATCATTTGATTTCATACAGTATAAACGCTCGTTATTTATTATAAACTCCCATTCACCATTTGGTGTAAACCCTACTAGGTCACCAGAGCTAATATCAAGCGCATTTAAAGAGCTATTGTCATATTTTAATATACCAATAAGGCTCTGTTCTTTATCTTGCTTTAAATAGTCATTATTTAAAATAGGTTTAACAAAGCATCTGTCTCCAAAAGCTTTCCATTTACTATTTTTTTTATGCAAATAAATTTGATCTATTTGACAAAAATACAAATTATCTTTAAAATATTTGCTACTATTTTTTTCTTTACCTCTTATATCATAATATCTTCTAAAAACATTGTGATGTATTATTATTTCATCACCTATTTTTATTAAAGTTTTATATGCTAATGGTACAGAAATTACTTTAGCTTTTTTATTTATAAATTTAAAAGATTCTATACTAGAATTTAATATTAAATTTTTATCGTTTATTTTTAAAGTGTTGTTATATCTTTCTCCTATTGGTTCAACAATAAAATCGTATACACTATTCATATTCTAAATTATATTCAACAGATACCGCCATGTTAGTATTAAACTTCTTCCACGGCAATACCTCGTTGTTTTTTTTAATAAAAATATTATAAGAACCATCAGTATCTTCAAATATGATATAAGCTATTTTATGTCCCCCATAGACTTCTTGTCCAACGGAGTAGTGCATGGCATCATTTTTATAATCAGAACCAATGCTGATCTTCCTTATAATACTAGACATTTTATTGCTTTACTTCTTCAGAACTTTCTATTTCAGAATATTCACCTGTTTCTAAATCAATGCTAATTGCACCGTACTCTTTTTCTAATTCTTTTTTATACTCTTCCATTTCTTGGCTTATACCAGCGTATTCATGTAGTAATACGTGTTTTTGATTTTCAACAAACCCAACATCTCTTAAAAGATTATTCATTTTTGTTTGTTGTTCTTTAACTTTAGAAAGTTGCTCTTCTGTTACTTTGTTTTTCTTTACTTCTGTTTTTACTTTTGTCATTTGATTTAATTTAATTTAATTTAACTTATTTTAATATAATGCTATAATAGTTGTTGCTGTAGTTGCAGCATCAGTTGTGTATACTTTTCTAAATAATCCGTCTAATGTTGTTCCTTGCAATATACCATTTAAGGTAATGGTTTGATTAGGTGGTGCTGAAGCTAATTCTACTTTAACAGCACTTCCTCCAGCTGCTCCATTAATATATAATCCAAAAGCATCACCACCTGACTGTATATCAGCTTCATAGATACCGTTTGTTGCTGCGCCTGTACCTCCGCTAAAAGGTCTTTGTAAATCTGTTGCAGCTATAGTAACTGTTAAGGCTCCCGTTATAGCATTACCATCATTACTAGCCGTAAAGGCAGTTGTAATAGATGCTGCATCAAAAATTATTGTTTGTGCCGCAACTCCCATATTAGGACCTGCACCTGGATTTACTGGAGCGGTAACTACAGCTGCTTGAGCTGAACCAGCTGCCCGTGTTGATGCAACAACACAATTAATTATTGTTCCTGCATTATCTGTAGTTAATCTGTAAGATACGCCTTTATCTTTATTTTGATAACCTGCAGTAGGCCTTTCTTGAGCAGAACCTAAAAAA